AGCGGAAGCACGGCCACGCTGCCCCCGCCCGAGGCCGCGACCGAGCTGCCGCGGGCCGCCGCGACGGAGGCGGCCGCCTGGATCTGCGCCAGCGTCTCCGCGCTCGGCGCGACGCCCCGCATCTTGAGCTCGAGGAAGGCCAGCATCGCCTCGAGCTTCTCGGGCTGCATCGCCCACGGCATCGAATACACGGCACGGCAGATGCGGTTGTAGCTCTTCATTTGCTTCCTTTCATGGCGAGGTCGAGCAGAGCGGCGGGCGCGGTCAGCGCCACGCCATTCAGAAATTCGATAGGTGACTTTGTCGCATTGAAGCCGCGCTCATAAAACTCAAGATGCTTTCGCACAGCGGCAACATCGAGCTTCATAACTTCCGCGACGAATCGAGAATGCTGATCGTAAAACGCTGAGATTTCCTCGGCACGGGCGCAATCGCGCCCCAGTCGCCTAAGAGCTGCAATTTCTTTGCGCACACACCGGTCAGCAGCGGAAGACGCCATCAGGCGAAGTCTCGCGGCAGCCTCCGGCTGTTCGCCATCGTCGGCGCTTGGATCGGTCTCCGGATCGGCGGTCTCCGACTCCTCATCGTCCTCGTCCTCGGGAAGCACCGGAGCGGGCGCGGTGACCTGCTCCAACGGCACGATGTTCGCCGAGCGGAAGTAGGTCTGCGCCCCCGGCGAGTCGGTTGGGTTGAGGTCCTCCATCTCGCGGATATCGTCCTGGTTGAACCACCCGTTGTTGAAGCCGGCCATGTAGAAGTTGGCCCGCGTGGCGTTGTCGCCGCGCATCAGCGCCGCCATCGAGAACTTGGCGAAGTAGCGGTCGTCGAGGATCAGGTCGCGCTGGATCGTTTGCTCCCAGTTGACCAGGCGCGGCAGAATGCACTGCACCGCGAACATGATGTTGAATTGCTCGACGCTCGCGTAGGTCGCCGTCTTCTCCGTCTCGCCGATCAGGTGCGGCGGCACGCCGAAAATGGAGCAAATCTCGATTCGCGAGAACTTACGGCTGTCCAGCAGCAGCGCGTCCTTCGGGCTCACGCTGATCGTCTTGACGTCGACGCCGACGGGCAGGATGGCGGTTTTGTGCCGGTTGGCTCCGGTCTGCGCGGACTGCCAGCTTTCGCGAAGGAGCTCCTGGTCCTGCTTGTTCTTGAGGTTCGTGCCGGTGAGCACGAGGCGCGACGTGGCGTCGTTCTTGAGAAACCGCGCCGAGTAGTCCTGCTGCGCCAGGCCTACGCCGAAGACGTCCTTGGCCATGGCGATGGTCGACTGGCCGACGGCCCCGTCGTCGGACCAGTTGCGCAGGTGGAAGACTTCCTCTTCGACCAGGTTTCGCGTCCGGCTGGTCAGCGGATCGTCGTAGACATAACGCAGGCGCCCGTTCGACAGCTTCTCGACCTTGACCCGGTCCGGATGCATCGGCAGCAGCTGGTCGACCGCGCCGCGCTTGCCGGGAACGATCTCGGAATAGGCGTTGCCGCGAAGCTCGTACCAGCCCTGCATGATCTGGAACCACTCGAAGGCCGTGTGCCGCGGGTTGGGCCGCGAGAGAAGCAGATCGTAGATCGGGTGGTGCGGAACGACCTTTTTGCCGCCGCTGGCGACGTACGTAAAGATCTTGCACGGCATCATCGCGACGTTGCGGCTGATGATGTTGACGCAGGCCAGCACCGAGGCGAGGCCCTTGACCGTCTCGGCGCTGATGCGCACGCCGGCGGCGGAGCCCGTGCCGAGCGGGTTGTACCAGTAGTCGTCCCACGGCGCGGGCGTGCCGCTGATGTCGGCGCGGAAGTTGGCGGCTCCGCGGGTGATGCTTTCGATGAGGCCCACCTAGTCGCGGCCCTTGAGCGAGTGCGAAATGAAGACGCTCGCAAAGATCAGCTGCGCGCCGAGCAGGACGAACCCGAGCGGGCGCCAGGCCAGCCACGCCCCATAGTCGAGCACGCCGCACCCGGCGACCGCGCCGACGTCGGAAACACTCCTCCACGCTGAAACGGGCATTCTCATGCTACGAGGACCTCGGTGTCCGTGTACTGCTGGGTTTGCGCTAGCGCCCGCTTGAGCGCCAGGATCACGGCGATCGTGCCGTCGATCTTGTTGGCGACGCTGTTGCGGACCGGATAGATGTTCTCTTTGCGGTCGCGATGGCAGACCGTGTTCGAGATCATCCAGGTCATGACCGGGTTGCCGTCATGGTGGAACTGTCTGGTGAGCACCAGGGCCTCGAGGTCCTTCATCGGCGGCGACATGTTCTCGACCGACTGCTTGATGTCGACGCACTCGACGCTTTGATTCCAGCCCTCGCCCGCCTGAAGGAACTGGATGAGGCCGGCCGAGTGAAACGGATCGAAGACGAGCTCGCGCAGGTTGAACTCCATCGAGTCCCCGATCAGGTCGTCGATCACCTGGAGGTAGTCGGTCACGTTGCCCGGCGTCTCTATCAGGAATCCTTTGGCCTTCCATTCCTGGAAGTGCGTGTTCTTTTTGTCCTGAACGGCCTCGGCGTTGAGATAGATTTTCGGGAACCAATAGTAGTGGTCCAAACCGTCGTCAAGCCGGCGGACGAAAAGCTTGCCCTTGGTGACCGTGTCCGTTCGCGAGGCCAGGTCGACGCCCTCGAAGCAATCCTCGCCGCGGAAGTCCTCTTCGCGCATTTCCGGATCCGCGCAGGCGTTCCACTTCTCCAGGTTCATCCAGGCCACGTCGGCGTTGACCCAGATGTTGAGGTTCTTGGTTTTCGTTTCGTTCTGCAGCCTGGCGCTCTGCGCCGCCTGCTGGATCTCGTGCTGGAGCGTCTCGGGGTTGACGCTAACCCCGTAGTTCGGGTTGGCCATCAGCATGGCCGTCTCCGACTTCCAGTCGACTCCCTGGTCCGGGGTGAAGATCGCGCCGAACAGCCGGTCGTTCACCCGCAGACCGCGCAGGACCTCGATGACCTCCAGATGCTTCATATGGCAGGGCGACCCCAGGTCGCTGCCCGCCGTGGTGATCTCAAAGAGCAGCGGCTGCCGGCGCGAGACCATGCCATTGCGGGCCCACGCGATCAATCGGTCGCTATTGTACTCGTGGTACTCGTCCGCGATCACGCAATGCGGCGCGGGACCGTCCTTCGGGGCGGCGATCAGCGGCCGGAAGACGCTGTTCTTTTCGGCGATGACCAGGCTCGCCGTGTTGCAAAAGATGCCGAAGGCTTCGAGCAGCTCCGGCGTGGCCTTCGCCATTTTGAGCGCGGCGTCGAACAGTCCCTCGAGCGCCTGCGACTTCGAGCTGGCTCCGGTGTACACCTCGGCGCCGTATTCGCCGTCGGCCGCCAGCATGAATAGGCCGACGCCCGCGGCCATGGGGGTCTTGCCATTCTTGCGGGCGATCGAGACGTACGCCTCGCTGAAACGCCGGTTGCGGGTTTTCTTGTCGACCCACCCGAAGATCGAGCAGAAGATGAACAGCTGCCAGTCGCCGAGGACGAACAGCTGCCCGCGGCTGGCGTTGCCGTGGAAGTCGTCTTTGACGTGCGGCAGGCCCTCGAAAAAAGTGCAGAAGCGGTCGGCCAGAACCGGGTCGAACTTCCAGCGATACTCCTTTCGCCTGGAAGCCTTCAGATCGTCGAGATGCCGCCGGCAGGCGAGTCGAATCAGCTCGCAGGCCAGGACCCTCCCGGATACGACGGCGCGCGCGTACCGATGAGCGCGTTCCGAATAGCCGAGCTCAATTTGGTCGCGCGGCGTGGACCTCCGCGGCAAGGCCTTTGAACCTGTTGCGCGTTTCATCATGCGGCTTCGCGGCTGCTCCGGTCGGTACGACGTTCACCTTGGAGCGGTCGGCCGGATTGCAAGCCATCCGGCTCAGGTAATTGGCGAGCTGCGTCTCCTCGGAGGCTTTCAGCGTCCCGTAACGACTCTTTGCCATAAGGCGCGCCGCCCGCTCGGCCCACCAGCGATCCGCGGAGGTCAAGACGCCCGGAGGCACCATCGCTAGCAGCTCCCGCCAAGCCTCTAGTTCATGCCTGGCCGTTCCCGACTCTGCGCGAAGGAACCGTTCTGGAGGCGGCCCCAGGGGGCCTTCCGGCTTCGGCTCGTTAGCGCGCTCGGCCTTGCGCTCCGGGTGCTTCTCGAAGGCTCCGCTCAGCTCAAGGAGTGCGGTCGGCTTGCGCGGGCGTCCAGCCATTTTCTACCTTTTCGCGTCGACGCCGACCTAAAACGGCGCTCCATCGCGCCTTGTAGGGCCGTCTATAGCGACCCCACAAAGCTCATGAAACACATGGCTTATCGCATTTGTTTCGGCTCAAAACTTGGATTTTGGAGATACAAAAAATTGACGCTGGTACGGTCTAGGGCACAGGTCGCCTAGGGATTCGCCCCCGGCCCCGTCCGACCAGACGACCCTCGATAACTCGACCGAATCCGCCATCTTCGCTGGCCGTCTTCCGCGAGTGGCAGCCATCGCAGAGTCCCTGCCAGTTGTGAGGATCCCAGAAGAGCTTCATGTCGCCCTTGTGCGGCGTGACGTGATCGGTCTGCGTCGCGGGGACAACCAGCTCGTCATGCACACGGTAAGGGTCGGCGCACAACGGATGCGCCGCGAGGTATGCCTTGCTCGTCTTCTGCCACCGATAACCGTAACCGCGCTGCGTCGAGGTGAGTCGGACCTCCTTGCCTTTGCCCTTCGCCTGGCAGCCTTCGCAATAACCCTCCGCAACCAAGCGTCCACACCCAACCGTCCGACATGGACGCTTCGCGGCGGTCGGCACTCAATAACCGGAGCGCTGTTCAAGCTGATAGAAGGCGCGGTAAGTCGTGCCGTTCGCGACGGCGAACTGATCGAGCTTCCCATGGTCCAGATACGGATCGAGCGTGGCCAGCTTGACCGTGCGTGTCTCGGCGTTCGCCTTGACGACCGAAGGCGATTCGATGTTCTGGATCAAGCCGTCGACGATGACGAGCGAAGTCTGCAACAGCGAGAACGCGGCGACCGCTTTCTGCTGCGACGCCGGGTCGCTGATATGCGTCGCGGCCAGCAGCGACGCGCTGCCATTGCTCACGATCGCATTGATCGAGGTTTGGATCTTCGCCAGCTGGTCGGCGCTCGGATTGGCCAGATAGGCGGTGATCGCCTGGCTGACCAGCGGAATGTCGGCGTCGATCTGCGCGACCAGCGGCTTGATGACCGCCGCGGAGCTCGGATCGAGCGTCTCGATGATCGGCGAGAGCGTGTTCAACACGTTTTCCGCCACAGGCAGGTTCGCCTGGATCTTCGCCAGCGTCGCGTCGACGTTCGTCGGCGAGCAACCCAGGATCGGGAGCATGATCAGGCACGACGACAACACCGCCAGCGCCGAGGTCTTTGCGTAGAGAGCGATTGCTTTCATTTGGGCACCTATCGTTAAGACTTTTACAGTTCGCCTGAATGTTATGGGACGCCCTAATCCCGGACAGCCACGTTAATGGCTGCCCGATTTTGGAGCGATGAGGACTTGGAACTAGTAATCTTCTAGCAGGCAGCTTCGGCGTAATTTACAGCATATGTACCAGAAGCCGTCACAGGCTGAGACAGAGAGGGAGAAGGAGGCTCGATTAGATTCACCTGAGACTGCCTCGCCTTTGGAATAAGGCACTTTACATAATTCTTGAACATTGACTCGGCGGCACCAGACTGCAAGTCTCCGTAACCGTTTTCAATAATCAGTAGAAGTTCCTGATCTTCTAGACTGAATTGCTCGCGGTTCAAGAGGTTCGAGAGATGCCACGTACGGAAATCTTCGAGGTTCATACTACCATCCGTGTAGGATGACAACTTAGTTAGAAAGCATCGCCTAACTGGCGGGCGGCTTTCGGAATCCCGGAACCGAGAGATCGAGCGACGGGAGCTGATGACGGATATTGAAGGCCAACGCGGCGACGAAGGCGACCGAGACCTGGTAGAACTTCTGCACGCGCGGATATGGCGCGAGAATCTCGGCCTTCGGCAGGATGTTGGCTCCGATCGACGCGGCGGTCGACACCGCGGTGACAATCGACACCCCGTCTTTAACTTGCTGAAGGGTTGGCAGGTGAAGGGTTGGCAGGTGCATCTTGCGCCTCCTGGGCTGGAATGGGTTCGTGATCGTAGTAGCGTTGGCAATCGGCGACATACCGCTCGATGCCCGCGGGAGCGCCCGCGAGCAGATGATCGTTGCCGTCGAAATATACTTTCCAGCGGCCCGCATTGTAGGCGGCGGCGATTTCGCCGACCGTCCGCGCGCCCTCCAGCTTGACGATGCGATGGTTGATGAAGCACGCCGTCTGCATCCCGCAATAACCGAGATCGGCGAACTGCTCCGGCTTCGCGAAGCCGATGGCGTTGAGCAGCAGCAGCTGCCACGGTCCGAAGCTCGAGTGGGCGTCGCAGCCGAAGAGCGCCGTGAGTTTGTCGACCACCGGATTCGTATGCGCCTCGGCGATCGCGTGCCACGACGGCTCATGCCTCGGCGCGCAGTTCGCGCCGAACGACGATTCGCAACCGCTCAGCGCATAGAGCAGCTTCGCCTTGTCGATGGTGGCCGGCACGTCGAGATGCGCGGCCCAGCGGCGGCACTCCTGCCACACGGCAAACTTGGTGAAGCTCACTGGATGCCTCCGGGCCGCGGGTTCTTTCCGGGCGCGAGCGCGATGCGCGGAAGTTTCGGCGAGCAGCGGTGGCAGTATTTCGCCACCGCCGCCGCCATCGGTTCGGAGGAGCGAAAGAATTGCGCGCCGCACAGCTCGCAATACTTCGGCTCAACCTTGTAGTCGGTTGCGTTCATCGGCGAGGCGCTTTCTCCGTATTTGGCCGGAGCTCGGCGCCTTGTCATCGCCGATCTCCAGCCATGCGCGGACCTTTCCCGTCGCCAGCTCGACGAAATCCTCGGCGGGAAGCGCGTTGCCGCTGATCGGGTGCCTGCGCGAGACCCGACGCTCCTCCGACATTCGCTCCGTGCGCGAGCTGCCGCCGGGGAAAATGACGAGGGCGTTGGCTTGGATTTCGCTGGCGCTGATCGAGGAGCTCGACTGGCGCGAGGGCAGCTTTTCGTCGGTCGGCCTGGAGTCGATCACCTGATACCCGACGCATTCGAACTGCTCGTTGTAGACCCGGACAAAGACGCCGAGTTCGACTTTCCTCTCCGCCTCCGCCAATGGAATTTGGCGCACTACGCGCCATCCGAGGGTGGTTTCCGCGGCGTAGAGGGGAAAACTGTTGGAGTGGGGTGAGGGGTGGCGGCGACGCGGCATGGGCGTAGGCCGCGAAGAGATACTGCAACGGAAATCGAAAGGGATGGACGCACGTCGGCCAACCTGTACTACTACCGGCTTTGGCGGGTATCTCTCTTGCGAAAGGCCCTCGCTTGCGCGAGACAGGTTGTGCGTGCTTCCGAAACCGAAGATACCAGAATTTCCCTTCAAGTCAAACGCCGATGTTTACTCCCTCGGTTCGCCCCCTACGCGATGCGGGTCACCGCGACCCAGCTCGCGTTGGAGGAACGGGCCTTCCGCACCGAAAACTTTTTTCCCTCCCTGCGGCCCCAATGGGCGATTTTGTTGCGCAAGCTGACCTCGTTTCTTTCCGTAGGAATGAAGATCTCCGCTCCCAGCTCCAACGCGCGGAAGCTGTCCGGCTGGCCGACGGCGATATGGCCGTCCATGTCTACGCGAACGGCCTTCGGGCCGCGCCTGAGGGCAAGCGAGAGCAGGATCGCGTCGAGCAGCTCCGCCATCGTCGGCCCGACGATCGCGCGGTCGAAGAAATGGAGCTCCTCGCAACGCGGCGGCGCTTTGAGGACCAGCAGCGTCGGCACCTCCTTTTCCCGCGCCAGCTTCGCCAGCAGGCCCGCGCCCCGCGGCGGCGGCATCCAGGCGATCGCCAGGTCGGGGCTTCCGCCGGCCACGGCGGACTGAAGGTCCTCTTCCCGCCAGACGGCCTCCGCGCAAAACCCCCGCGTCCGCAGCGGGCAGAGCAGCCAGCCCGCGTCCCGCTCGCTCTCCGCATAGAGCAAAATCCGCTTCTTCGGCCTCATGCGATTCGCGCCCTCCCTTGCGCTTTCCCCTGCCCGACCACGCGGATCTCGACCCGCGCCTTGTACCACTTTTCGAGCAGCCGGTCCCAGGTCGGCCGGTATTTCGCCAGCCCGCGCTCGGTCGCCGGCGGATCGGGCGAGCTCACGTAAAGCACCCGCCGCGCGTCCTCGCCGTCTCCCTCGATCTGCGCCGAAACCACGGCCAGCTGGCCGAAGCGGCACGCGCGCCAGTCGTCCGGCCCGCTCGCCGCGACGCCGTTCGCCGGCCGCGTGCTCAGCAGGTGCCGGTCGAGATCGCGGCACACGCCGGTCCACAGGTCCTCCACCGAGGCGCGCCGCGGCGGTTTTTCCACCCCATCCGCTTGCGGAGGGGGTAGGGGGTGGTTCGGCTCCTGTGCAGGAATCGCTGAAAG